GCCAGGCGGCGCCGGCCGCGTCGAGCGCGCGCGTGCCGAGCGTCGACATGGCGCCGCCTACGCTCGAGGCGGTCGAGGCCAGCACCCGGCCGGCGGCCGTCGCGCTGCCGGCGAGCATGCGCCAGCCGCCGCTGGCCAGGTCGAGCCCCCGCGTGAGCCAGGTGCCGCGCAGGCCCAGCAGGCTCATCGTATTGCGCACCAGGGCATAGGCGCTGACCACGCTGGACAGCACGCCCAGCAGCGAGCCGAGCCCGAATACCAGGCCGGCGACCGCGGCGACCACCGTGCCGATCACCCGCGCCGCGCCGCTGTGATTGGTGATGAAGGCGTTGAGCTTGGTGAGGGCGCCGACGGCCATGTCGAGGCCGCTGTTGTAGAGCGGCGTGACGGTTTCGCCGATGTGCGCCTTGAGCGTATCGAACTCGGCATGCACGGCGGCTTCCTTGGCGCGCGTGAGCCTGCTGGCGGCCTGCGCGCTGGCGTCGACGCCGGCTGCCTTGCTGCCGCTCTCCTCGTCCTGCTTCATGTCGGCGCGATGCTGGTAGATCGACATGAGCAGCTTCGCGGCATCGGCATTGGGGAGGATCGAGTTGAGCAGCTCGGCGACCTTGTCGTCGTCCTTGATGCCCTTCTTCGCGAGCGCGGGCACCAGCACGGCGTCCACCCAGGCGAGCGGCGAGCGTTGCAGCAAGGCGTCGCCTCGCAACGCGCCCTGGTCGAAGCCGGTCACGGCCCCATCCTTGCCGTGGTGGACCGCCTTGCGGTCGATGAAGCCGAGATCGACCAGGTTCTGCGTGGCCTTCGCGGTGGTGTGTCCCTGCGCGAGCTGGTTGACCAGGGCGGCCATGCCCTTGCCGGCGGCCGCGCCGCTGGCCACCGTGTCGAACAGCGACCTCATCTGGAAGTAGAGCGCGTCCGTGCTCAGGCCCTTGGCCGCGTCGCCGCCGGCCTTCATGAAGCCGGCCCACTCGGCGGGCTTGATGTCGCCGGCCGAGATGTTCATCAGCTTCTGGATCGCGTCGGTTTCCCGCGCGATGCCCGCGGCGTCCTTGAAACCGTCGCGATCGTGCGCGACGGCCAGCAGGGCCGTGACCTTGGCGTTGTTGGCCTTGGCCTCCTTGTCGTCGTACTTGGCCAGGTTGCTGAACTGCATCTTCGCCACCGCGGTGCTGAGCGTTTCCGCCAGCGCCTCGGTGCTGGTCATCTGCAGCGAGTCGCGCATCAGGCCGAGGCTGCCGGCCATGCTGATACCTGGCGAGTTGGCGGTGCGCGCGTAGCGTTCGGCCTGCCGCGCGGTCTGCTCGTCGACGCCGAGCGCGCGGATCTGCGCGCGCGCGTCGTCGACCTCCTTCGAGGCGTCGATCGCCTTGTGCAGGCCCTCCAGGACGGACTTGCCGGCCTCGCGCAGCGACTCGCCGGTTTCCTTGAGGACCTGGGCGTTCTCCGCCAGTCTCTTGCGGCGCTCCTCGGCTTGCGTCGCGCGGTCCAAGGCTTTCTTGGTGTCGGCGATATCGGCGTTGAGCTCGCGATGGCGGGATGCCAGCTCGCGCGTGCCGAGCCCGGCGCGGCCGAGTTCGTCGCGCAGCTCGCGCACCGCCTGGGTCTGGCTCTTGTGCCGGGTGCCGAGCTCGATCAGCGCGCCGCGCGCGCTGGCCAGCTCGCCGATCATCTGCTGCGAGGGCGGCCCGGAGGCGCGCATGCCGCGCGACAGCGCGTTGAAGCGCGCCTGCGCGGCGGCCAGTTCCTTCGAGGTGCCGGCCAGCTCGCCGCGCATGGCGCGGAACGACTTCACCGAGTCCTGCTGCTTGCCGAGCCTGTCGAGCTCGTCGCCCAGCTTCTCGATGTCTTTCGTGAATGCCTCGGCGGGCTTGGACGCACGCTTGAGCGTGTCCTGCGCGGACTGGGTCCAGGCGGTGATGGTGTCCAGCATCACGCGCAGCTTGTCGGCGTCGTTCATGTTTCCTCGTGTCCGCTACGTATCCGTGCGCGTTCGCGCCAGTCCATCAGCTCCGTCAGGGAGAAGCCGTCCATCTCGCGCGGCGCCCAGTGGAACACCGTCGCGATATCCGCCATCGCGTCTTCTACGCGCTCGGGGATTCCATGCTCGCTTTCAGCGACTTCGGCATCAAAAAACCGGCGAAGATGCCTCCCAGCGAGACCAGGTCGGCGGGGTCCATGGCGCGCACGTCGGCCGCGGTCAGCGCCGGGCTCGTGATGCGCGGCAGCACCTTGCACAGCGCGTCGACGTCGAGGTTGACGAGCGCCGACAGCGAGGTGCCGCGCAGCGCGCCGGCATCGGGCTTGGCCAGCGTCACCTGGGTGATCGTCTGCTCGCCGCGCGCGATCGGCGTGTCGAGCGTGTGCGTGTTCGCGGCGTTGTCGCTGGTGCGCGTCGGGTCCTGGTTTTCCGTGTTCATGTCGTCACTCATGGTGGCAAGGTTGAGGTGAGGCAAAGCGGTGCCGCGCCGGTCGGCGCGGCCGGGGTGTTACAGGCCGATCGCGTTGCGCAGGCCGGAGGCGAGGTCCGTGCCGTTGACGTTCTCGATCATGTTGATGAAGTCGAGTTCGATCAGCACGAAGCCGTTGATCGACAGCTTGTAGTAGCTGGCGTTGGTCGTGACCTTGAAGCTGGTGTCGTCCTTGACCTTGGCCTTGCCCATGTCGATCTCCTCGTGGCGGCCGCGCACCACGATCTCGACCGAGTCGTACTTCGCGCTGTCCTCGGCCTGGTAGGCGCCGGCGAAGCGCAGCAGCACGCCGTCGTGGGTGGTGATGCCCCACTGGCCGAGCACGTCTTCCATGAAACCGCCGCAGGTCCAGACCAGCTGGATTTCCTCGTTGCCGAGGTCCAGCTTGACCGGGCCGCTCATGCCGGCGCCCTGCCAGGATTCGGTCTTGCGCTTGAGCTTGGGCAGCTCGAGTTCCTGCACCTCACCGGCGAAACGGTTGCCGTTGTAGAACAGGTTGAAATTCTTGAGTTTGCGTGGCATTCCCATCGTGTCTGACTCCAGGTTGGGCCGTGGTTAGGCCGTCACGCGATCGGCGAAGGTCGCGAGATAGCGGTCGGTGAAGCGCTGGCGCAGTATCAGGTTCTCGAGCGGCGGCACCGGCGTGTAGTCGTAGTCGATGTACATCGCGCCCGAGGCGAGCTCGTCGGAGGTGTTCGGCTCCGGGTCGTACCAGGAGCTGCCGCCGATCAGGTAGCCGTTCGAGATCTGGCGGCGGAACCAGCCGTTGATGTTCTCGATGATGTCGCGGGCCAGCGACGGGTTCAGCGCGCCGTCGACGTTGCCCATCTGGGCCTCGGCCAGCGAATCGGCGATCACCTGCGCGGTGCGCGTGTAGTTCTCGAACACGAACTTGGTGTCGGCCGCGCAGGTGCGCGAGCCCCAGAAGCGGAAGCCGTTGTAGTTCACCAGCGTCGTCACTTCGTTCTCGTTCAGGTAGCCCGCGTCGGTGGCCGGGTCCTGCAGGTCCCAGGACACGTCGGCCGAGATGCCCGTCACGCCGTTGACCACCACGTTCGAGAGCGTCTTGTGCCAGCCGATGTCGTTGTCGATCTTGGCGCGCAGGCCGGCGGCGATGGCCGGTGCGGGGATCGTCACGGTGGTGCTGGTGGCGCTGTCCCAGCCGAGGAAATCCGGCCACACGACCATCAGCTCGCGCTGGCCGAACTGCTTGCGGTAGGTGACCGCGTCTTCCTTGGTCTTGCAGCCGTAGGCCGAGACGTAGACGAAGGCGCGCAGCGACTGCGCGATCGGCGCCAGCGCGTTGGCCACCGCCGGCGTGTCCAGGCCCGGCGCGACCAGGATGCGCGGCTTCACGCCCAGGCTGGCCTGTGCCGTCAGCAGCGCCTTGGCGCCCGTGTACTTGCCGTCGGCGGTGACCGTGCCGATCACGTTCGAGGCGGTTTCGGCGTCGTCCTTGCCGTCCGGCACGCGCACCACGACCGTGATCGGCTTGGTCTGCTGGCCGATCGCGTTGAGCGTGCGGTACAGCGTGCCCTTGGTGCCGGCCTTGCCGAGCGCCGAGACCACGTTGGTCAGCAGCACCGGGGTGTTGAGGGGGAAGGTGGCGTCGTCGGCGTCGGAGCCCGTGCAGACGATGCCGAGCACGGCCGTCGAGACGGAGCGGATCGGCGGGCCGCCGTCCGTGACTTCGATAACGCGTACACCGTGGTGGTAATCCTGCGGCATAGCTAAATCTCCAGTGGTGAGAGGGGTTCGGGGTGATGCGGCGCGCGGCTTACGGCTGCGCGGTCGAGGTCGGCGCCGGCGCGCTGGCCGTCTCCGACGTCGATTCCTGGGTGGGCGCGGCTTGCGCGGTCGACGTCGGATCGGTGGTCGGCTGGCTGGCCGGATCCTGGGTCGGGTTCTGGGGCTGGTCCGGGGCGGCGGCGGCCTGCGTGATGCCGGCGCTCGTGTCCGTCGTCGTGCCGGTCGTCGCGTTCGTGTCGGCCGAGTTGGTCGAGCTGGTCGAGCTGGTCGAGCTGGTCGGATCGGTCGGCGTCGACGTGCTCGGCGGCAGCGGCTCGGCCTTCGGCGGCACATAGGGCGCCGGCTGCGACGGCCACACGATCGCGTCGGGCGAGCTCGCACCCTCGAAGGCGGAAACCAGGGCCATCTGGTACGCGGCCCAGGCCTTGAAGTAATAGATGCCCTCGTCGTCGAGCTGGCCGGCGGCATAGGCGTCGGCTTTGCCTTCGTTGGCCTTCTTGGCCTTGGCCATCAGCATGTCGAAGGTCTGCTGCGCGGCGGCCTGCTGCTCGGCGGCGATCACCGAGGCGGGCACCACCCAGGCACCATCCACCCACGCGTGGCGCGGCGACGGACGCGGCTCGGTGGTCAGGCCCAGCTCGTCGGGGGTCTTGCCGGCCACCGAGATCTCGACCGGCTCGCCGGTGTCGGTGCGGTAGCAGATCCGGCCGCGATAGTCGGGCAGCAGGAACCAGGCGCCGTCGCGATAGAACGGCCAGCTGGTGGGCGTGCGCTCCGGCGGCGCGTCGAGCGTCGCGTTGGCGGGGATCAGCCAGCGGCCGTCGTTGCGCGGGTCCGCGTCGGGCTGGCCGCTGCTCAGGTACTCGCCGGTGGACGAGCTGTAGTGATGGATCAGCATGGTTGGATGTCCGTAGGGTTAGTAGGCGCGGATCATGGCGAGCAGCGCGATGTTTCGGGGACGGGATTCGTTGCCGCCGTCGGCGTTGATGGTGATGGCGTGGGTGTGACCGCCGGCGCCGCCGATACCGACGTTGTGGCCGTGCGTGCCATCGCCTGCAAACTGGATGTTTGAGCTGGATGAGGCGATGTCGGCCGAGTCGCCTCCGCCGACGGCTTGTTCGCTGCCCGAGCCATTGGTATCGGAACCGGTCAGCGACCCGCCGTAAGGCGGTCTCAGCAGTCGGGAATAGATGCCGTTGGCGTGGTTGTGTCCTTGGTCCCAGAAGCTATGGTTGTGCCAGCCCTGTGTATCGGTCCAAGCGGTGTGGGTGTGGTCGCCCACCGCGTTAGCTGTTGCACCGTGTGCATGCCAGCTGTTCTGACTGTCCTGCCAGGAGCCGATCACGCGGTTGGCGTCGATGCCGCGTGCATCGTCCCAGGCACGGATCGTTTCACCGCGCAACTCGGGTAGCCGGAAGGTGAGCGCGCTGTCGCCGGTCGAAAAGCAGCCCCAGCGTCCATTTGCCCAGTCGGCATCGGAGACCAGCGCGCCGCTGGCCTGGGCATAAGCCCATAGCTCGGGATAGTCGGCCCGGTTCACCAGCGAGCCGTTGGCTTTCAAGTAGCCGGCACGCACCGTCGCGCGCGGCTCGAAGACGATCTGGCCGACAGCGGCGGCCGAGATGGTGGAGAGCACCCATTCAGTGGTGGCAAGGCGCTGCGAACGGTCGCCCGCGGCAGGCGTCGGGCCGGACACGTTGATGTTGAAGCGCGTGCCGTTGGCCTCGAACTGGACGATCGCCTGCGAATCGCACGTGATACCGAAGCGGCCATCGCCGTTGTGAAACAAGCCAGTGTCTAGCGAGCCGTCGGTTGCAAAGACGAGGGACGGAGCGCTGGCCGTGCCGTCGTCGAGTAACAGGCGCTTGCCCAGTCCTATTGTGACGTCGCCCGAGATGGTGCCGCCGGTGCGTTTGTCGAGCGGATCGACCAGACCTTCGTGCCAGACACGCTGGCCGTCGACACGGAAGGTGCGGTCGAAAACGTAGTATTGGAACGCTCCGCTAGCAGGTGTCCACCAGCCGAAGGAGTCCTTGTTGCTATAGAGGTAGCCCGTGAGCTGTCCCAGACGGATGTGTGCCTCTGTCGCCGCCTGTCCTACCGTCAGCTCGCCTAGGATGTTGACGTTTCCGCCTGTGGTAATGCCGTTTGCGCTGCCGTCAATCATGACGCGGCCGCTGGCGTGCTCCCACGAGAACGGTCGAAAGTCACTGAATTGCCCGGTCGGATCACCTTGCTTGGTCGACAGCAGATAGGCGGAGCGACCATCGTTACGGATCATCGCACCATAGTCGCCGCTAGTGGCGCGGAAATTTGCACCGCCCGCGTCGAGTTGCTCTGAGGTGACGCCGCCTGACGCCTTGATACTGCCGGCCACCTGCAGTTGGTTGCGGCCGTCGTCGTTGGTCGTACCCACTAGGACGCGCCCCGATTGCACCACGCGCAAACGCTCCTGGCTCGCCGTTATGAGCGACGTAGTACCGTTGCCGCTGGTGCCGAGCATCGTGTTGTTGTCGCCCGTCACGGAGAAGTAGGCGGTGAAATCGTCGGTGTTGACGGTTGCGCGGGCCTTGCCCCGGCCCGCCGTCAGGGCGCCGTGCGCCGAGATATCGCCGGCCGACTGGATGGTCGAGACGCCGTCGTCGTTGAGCGTGCCAAACAGCGTGCGCTGACCTTGGGTCAGGCGCATCACGCGTGTCATGTTGGCATCATCGCGCCCATCGTTCGGAACGTAATTGAGATAGAAGTCGAGGTACTCGCTCCCCCACACGCCACCATTGAAACCGGCCTTGATCGAGGCGGCGAGGCGGGGTACGGTGTCTCCGAGCTTCGCATCACCGAACGTAGCCGAGAAGCGCAGCTTGCCCTCCATGCTCAGCGCTCCGCCGACGGGTGAGACATTGAGCTGCGCGCTGTCATGCCCTGCCGGGCCTTGCACCCCAATCGGCCCATTGAAGACCCCGCCGTCATACGACATATACCGCTTGGCCGCGCCCAGCGGCGTGACCGCGCGAACATCATCCGTGCCCGCCTTGACCTCGTCCTGCGTGGCCAGCTCGACCACGCCCTGGCGGATGGTCGTCGCCGGCGGATTGAGGAAGCTGGTCGATCCGAACTGCAGCTGCGAGGCATCGATGCTCGCGAACACCGCATCGGCCGCCAGCAGCAGGATCGCCGAGGACGACTTCTCCATGATCGCCGTGTCCTGCACATACACGCCGAACAGCACGCCATTGTCGAGATAGAGCCCGAAGCCGAACAACGAATACTGATCGCTCGTATCGTCCTGGATCACGACGTGGATGGTGTCGGGCGCGACGTTGTCGCCGCCGAAGGTGGTCACGCGCTTGCGCTCGTTGGGCAGCGCCTGCAGGCCGCGATCGAAGGCGAAGCTGGCCGTCGCGAGGCCGATCGAGACGACCTTGCGCGCCGTGGTGCCGGTATTGCCCTGCGCGACCAGCGCGGCCCGTCCGGCATCGGTGATTTGAATCAGGTTTCCTGCCATGTTCAGTTATCCGTGAGATTCAGCCTGCGATAGAGAGCCGCCTGGGCACCGGCGCCGATGCGTTGCCTGCCGCTCGCGCTGAAGCCCTGCGTGAGCGTGTAGTGCGCGCTGCCGCGCTTGGCGCGATCGACCTCGGCGATGATGTCGGCCACGTAGTCGGCCGTGACGGGCACGTTGTCCCGCTCGCCCACCGTCAGCACGATTTCGAAGGTGCCCGGCTGGCCAGGGGGCGCGGTCTCGAACCACTCGCGCATCACCACGTTGGCGCCGAACGAGGCGCATACCTGGCGCACCGCCTCCGCCGTGCCCTTGATCCGCGCGATGCGGATCGCGGCCTTGACGCGCGCGCGCTTGACCTGCTCGGGCCAGTAGTCCTTCCAGGTCTCGACGCCCATGTGCCAGGCCAGCCACGGCAGGAAGGCGAGCGGGATGCGGTCCGGGTCCATCAGCGTGTCGAGCGTGACCGGGATCGCGCCGAGCGGCGCATTGGCCTCGGCCAGGCGCTGCTCGAGCACGGTCGCGTTCGGCGGCAGCAGCTTATTCATCGGCCACTCCGCCATCGATCAGCTCGATGCCGGTGCAATACGGCGCCTGGCCGGCCGTGATCGGCACGCCGGCGGCCGGCGAGTCGAGCAGCACCTTCTGCACGCCCGGCACGCGCATCGCCGCGTAGAGGCCGTCGAGCGTCACCTCCATGCCGATCCGGTGCATGTCGCTCGCGAACTGGGCGACGCGTTTCTGCGCCTCGGCCAGCGCCACCGAGCGATCGGGGCCGGCGAAGAAGCGCAGCGTGGCGTGGATCGCGTAGGGCACGATCTCGGCGGTCTGCACGATCACCTGGTCGGCCTGCGGACGCTTGCCCTCCAGCTCGGCGCGCACGGCGTCGAGCAGGGCCGCGTCGGCGCTGCCGTCGCCGTCTCGCGACAGCACGGTGACCACCATCACGCAGGGCTCGGGGCTTTTCGCCGAGGCGGACAGCACGCGGCCGTCGGCCGAGCGCGCATGGAATTCGTAGGCCTCCTCGGGGCCGGCCACCGAGAAGCCGCGCGGCGCGAGCTGCACGCGCTCGCGCAGGCTGTCGTCGTCCTCGTAGGTCGGCGCGATGCCGTTGTCGGGGTCGCCCGCCGAGATCTGCAGGCGGTCGACGTCGAACAGCGCGGCGATATGGTCGAGCGTGGAGCCGCTCGCGTAGGCCAGCAGGATGCCGCGCGCCTTGTCGTTGACCAGTTGGCGCAGCAGCATCTCGCGGTAGGCGCTCTCCTGCAGCAGCCGCGCCAGCGGCTCCGATTCGAGCGCCAGCGTGGAGGCGAGCTCGGCCTGCTGGTCGGCCGGGTAGAGCGCGAGCAGGCTGGCGCGGCGCTCGGCGTAGAGCGTCTCGAAGTCGATGGTGTCGACGATGTCGGGCGCCGGCAGCTGCGAAAGGTCGATCGGCGTCGTTCTCATGCGGTGGCTCCGTTCGTGACCAGCACGCGCAGCGTGACGGCCTCGTCGAGTTGGTCGGTCCAGCCCTCGATGTCGAGGGTCTGGCTGCCGTCGAGCGGGTCGTCGCTCGAGGCGCTCAGTTGCACGCTGCTCACCGTGAGGCGCGGTTCCCAGCGCATCAGCGCGGTGGCCGTCGCGGCGTACAGGCGCACGCGCGTGGCGCCGTTGTTCGGCGCGTCGACCAGCTCGGGCAGCTCGGAGCCGAAGCTGCGGCGCTGCAGGCAGGTGCCCAGCGGCGTCATCAGGATTCGCGTGACCGATTGCGCCAGGTGGTCGGCGCCGGAGATCGAGCGGCCGGTGACCGCGTTCATGCCTTTCATGCGCCTCCCGGAAGCGGTTGACTGGTGATCGCGTTCTCGCCGCGTGCCTGGTGCGTGTGCGAGACCAGGCTGACCTGGCCGGCGACCACGTCGCCGGTGAAGGCGGCCGAGCCGTCGATGCGCATCACGTTGCCGCCGCCGCCGTCGGTGCCGCCCTTGCCCGTCATGCCCGACTCGAAGGCGAACGGGCCCTTGACGGTCATCGCGCCGGTGCAGGTGGTGGTCTGCGCGTCGAGCGTGACCGTGTCGGCCTTCACGGTGGCGTCCTTGGTCTCGATCGTCACCGACACCGGCGCGACGATGCGCACCGTCGCGCCGGCCGGCAGCTCGGCCAGCAGCGCATGCGCGGCGTGGTCGTAGCTGATGCGCGCGCCGTCCGTATAGACGCGCGTATGCGTGTCGGGCGAGTTGTCGGGCTGCGGCGCGGCATCGGAGTAGAAGCCGCGCAGCGCGACCGCCTGCGCCGGATCGCCCATCGGTGCAAGCAGCACCACCTGTTCGCCGCGCGTCGGCGGCAGCCATTCGCGCGTCGCGCCGGCGGTGCCCGCGATCCAGGGGATCCAGTTCGTCTGCAGGCCGTCGTCGTCGGTCTCGCCGATCGCGACCCGGCACAGGCCGTTCGCATGATCGACATCGAGGATCGATCCCTTGCGTACCGCGTTGCGTGCCTTACGGTGAATTTCGTTCGCGTCCATGTCGATCATGTTGCCGTCGCGACGCTTGCCGGGCGAGTGATGGCATATGTGTTCGCATCGAGTACGTTTGGAGTCCGGATGGATTCGCCGAGGCGAGGACGAATGCCGGATAAGTCGTTGCGAGTGCAACGACATGGGGGATGGAAGATTGGGGTGAGAAAGCGCAACGAGCCGCTTGAAGCGGCTCGTCGA